AGCGTATTGCTTTGATTCAACGCTTTATAGCCATTTTTGGTAAAGACCGTATTGTGAATGTGTTCGCAGACAGAGAGTTTATCGGTGAGCAGTGGTTTACATGGTTAATTGAACAAGACATCAACTTCTGCATTCGTGTTAAAAAAACTTCATTGTCACCAATCATTTAGGAAAGAATCATAAAATTAGTGATTTATTTCGCCATCTTAAAGTTGGTCAAATTGAATGTCGTAAACGACGGATTTTGGTTGGTCGGGTGAAACTATATATAAGTGCACTACAGTTAGAAAATGGAGAGCTTTTACTCGTCGTTTCTCCTCAGTTTAATGCCAATGCTATTCAGGATTATGCATTACGCTGGGAAATTGAAACCTTATTCAGTTGTCTCAAAGGACGCGGGTTTAATCTTGAAAATACGCGCTTGACAGACCCTAGACGAGTGAAAAAATTGATTGCGGTGTTAGCTATAAGCTTCTGTTGGTGTTACTTAACGGGTGAATGGCAACATGATCAAAAAAAAGCGATAAAAATAAAGAAGCATGGACGACTCTCAATGAGTTTATTTCGCTATGGTTTAGACTATGTTCAAATGGCGATTCAGCGTTTAATTGGTTTTGGGAAAAAAGAAGAGTTTAAGGAAATTTTGGCAATTTTAAGAAGGCAGAACCCTGATAGGATAAGGGTTCTGTGAAATTTGTCGTGTACAGAGCTTTCAAATAATACAACTTCTAGAGATGCTGAAAATGGCTTTGACCGATATGGAGTTACAGGTGGTCGAAATGCTGTAGTAGTAACTGAGGCAACATTTCCAAAATACGAAGAAGAAATTACTAACTATCTTAATCGAAGATTTGGAGAAGACTGGTCTTTAAAATTAGAAAAGTGCTCAGTTGCATAAATTAAAACCCACTTCGGTGGGTTTTTTAATGGGCGCAATTTAGGAGTTTGAATGGTAAATACAAACTACGTTCCTTTGTGGCTTATCTCACCATTTCAGCATGTGCATTACACATTAGTTCGAAATCAACTGCATATGGATTTGCTATTTGAGGACATGAATAAGGTCGATCAATTCTTGTCTATTGAAGGGGCTGCAGCTCAGGTTGATTTCTATTCCGAAGGTGCATATGCAGTTGTTCAGCTTGGTGATACTTCAGAAAGAAATCAGATTGAAGTGTATGGATTGCTTTTACATGAAGCTGTTCATGTCTGGCAAAAGATTAAAAAGCTCATGGGTGAACGAGAACCGAGCTCTGAGTTTGAAGCTTATTCAATTCAGGCGATCGCTCAGGATCTCTTTAAGATGTATGAGGAAAGCGAGGTTAAAAGTCATGGGGTGGAAGGGGAAAAAGCCGACTAGTTTTAGTCTTGATGTGTCTAAAGCAGCAGAAGCACATGTAAAGAATATTGTCATGGATACCGTGCAATCCTTAGTTAATTTAAGTCCTGTTGATACTGGAGCATACCGTGCTTCACATATTGTTTCGATTGGATCTGCTGATTTCGGCGTGCGTGAACCTGAAACAAACCCAATTCAAGATGCAGCAATTCAAGCTGTAAAGATTAAATTGGGCAATTTGGTTTATATCCAGAACAATAAAGCTTATGCACCCCGCTTAGAAAACGGCTGGTCTGATCAAGCACCACAAGGTATTTATGGCCTCACGTTTAACTTTATTTCTCAAAAGTACGGTGGTTAAGATGGCAATGACTTTAGAGCAAACAAGGCAAGCTATTATTGATCGTATGCAAAGCTTTACTGGTATTGCGCAGGACAGAATACAGTATCCAAATGCTCCAGGCTTTAATGTACCTAAAGATGGTGTTTGGTGCCGCTTAACGATTGCAGGTGGTCCCAGTTTTAATTCTGGCATTGCAGATAAGCCATGTACTCGCCGTACCGGTAATATCATGATTCAATGCTTTGCACGTCCCAATTCAGGAATAATTGAAATCACAAAATTGAGTGATGCATTACTTGCTCATTTTGAATATTTCACAATCGAACACTTAGAATGTTTGAATGGCCAATCTATTTATGCGGGTAAAGATGCTGATTTCATTCAGTATAATGTGAGCATTGGGTACAAGGTGAATTGATATGTCATGTATGCTGACTTTAGAAGAAATCGAAATTAAACGGCAAGAACTGGAACGGCATCTTGAAGATGTTATGTCTGTTGAGTTGAGCAAATGGCAATCTGAAAACAAGCTATGTGTTTCTGATGTGAATATACGCTTGGCTAATGTTGTTAGTCTCGGAGGGCCTAAACATAACGTTGTTACTGGAGTAAGTGTCGATTTAGATAATGAGCTTTGAGTTCAAGAAAAAGCTACTGCAAGGCGATTATTTTTAATGACCTCAGCATATTATCATTTGTGATTACATTCTGTTACAGTAATGGAAATTTATAACAAATGGTAAAACATGAAAAAATCAACTTTAGGCTGGGGTGCCGCAGGATTAGTAGCTTTAGGGATTTTTGGTTCAGGCAATGATAACTCTCCAAAACAAACTTCAGACTCAGAAAATGCGCAGAGTGCAGTAGAGGAAGTTATCGAATCAAAATATATCAACACTAATTCTTTAAATATTAGAGATAAACCAAACGGTCAAGTAGTAGGAAAGTTAGGACGTGGGGAAAAAGTTGATATTTATGAGATGAAAGGAAACTGGGCACGTATTTCCTTAAATTCCTCATCACCTCAGTGGTTATCAACAAAGCTATTATGTGAAACGGATGGCTGTTTTAAACAAAAGTCTCGATCAACCACGTCAAATAATTATCAGGCCTTAAAATCTCATCCTCATCATTCTGAAAGAAAACAGAAAAAAACCTACTACGATAGTGATTGTTCATGTGCTGTGGTGGATTATTGCGTGGGTCCTAGAGGTGGGCACTACTGTATTACGAGTGGAGGAAACAAGAGATATAAACCTAGATATTAATTAATTTGAATTATGAGACCTCCATTTTGAGAGGTACTTTATGTCTTAATCACTACCACCTCATCGGTGGTTTTTTTATGTCTATAGGAATCACTTATGAGCAATTTTGTATTTAAGCGTGGTGACACTTTCAACTTAAATCTTCAGCTAGTTGATATGGATGAAGCCCTGCAATATCCACCAGATGATGTGCGCCGTGCAATTGATCTTACAGGTTATACCTTCACTTCACAGGTTAAAGCTCTGGCTGATGGTGCTACTGTGGCCACATTAACTTGTACTGCATTAAGCCAAAGCACACAGAAAGGGTGGCTGAACATTAAATCTAGTGCAAGCACTGCAACTTGGCCTTTAGGGCTGTGTCAGATGGATATTAAAGCTGTAGTTAGTGGCACTACACAGCACACTGAAACTTTGACTTTCCAAGTGATTGACGGAGTAACAGCATAATGGCAAATCTTGTTTTTAAATTTAGTTGGGATCATCGGCCATTCCCATATAACGCCTCACAGGGCAAGCGGCAGTTTATGTTGCCATTTGCGTCAGGTATTCCCAATCTGGCACCCAACTTTTCTCAAGTAGTTGGTACTGCAGCTATCTCTCAAGGTGGAACGGGGGCAACTACAGCGGCTGGGGCACGAGCTAACCTAGGCGCAGCTGCAAGTGGGGTAAATAGTGATATTAGTGAGCTTAAGGGACTTACAACCCCTTTATCAATTTCTCAGGGAGGATTAGGAGCTGATAATGCACAGACAGCTAGAATGAATTTGGGGTTAGGAACTGCTGCTGTACTAGCGTCAACAACAAGTCAATATGATCCTACGCCGGGACGAGCACTAAGAGTCGGTGATTGGGGGATAGGGGCTGAAGGTTCTCGTGTATCTGATATGGTTGCTCCTCTTAATAATGGTTTTTTTCGAACAGATGACACTTTAACAAATGATACTGGTAATAGTATTGGTCCTTATGGTTTCTTTTTACACTGTACCCGACGCTCAATGGGTTTATATACAAATGGAAGTCATTCATTTCAGCTTGGGAAAGCTGCCTCACATTCTGCCCTGAAGTATCGATTTAATAATAGTGGTACTTGGTCTAATTGGTTTAATTTATTGACTGCACAAAATACTACAACTGATGGAAATGGTTTTATTAAAGCCGCTTCACCAGTCGTTAAGCTTTTCCAAAGTCATATTGAGCTAAATAACGATGCTGCCAAGCAACCGATCACTTTTGACAAATTAGGCACTGGTGACTATCTGATTAAGGGCTCTTTAGGCTTTGCACAGGAAGGTTGGTATATCGAAGTACCTAAGGATGCCAACGGTAATACGGTAGTAGCAGTTGAATATTCAACCTTAGAAAATGGTGATCTTTCTATTAAAACTTATAAACGTAAGTTTGAT